CACATGAGCCAAGGCGGTCTTGACGCCCTTCTCAAGAAGTTCGAAGGCTGCAAGCTGAAGGCATACTATTGCCCGGCGGGCGTCTGCACCATCGGCTACGGCCACACGTCGGCTGCGGGCGCGCCCCAGGTTGTGGACGGCATGACTATCACGCAGGCGCAAGCCGAAGACATCCTCAAGCGCGACATCGTCAAGTACGAGACCGCCGTGATGGATCTGGTCAAAGTCAAACTGACCCAGAACCAGTTCGATGTGTTGGTGGACTTCGCCTACAACGCGGGCGTCGGCAACCTCAAATCTTCGACAATGCTAAAAAAGATAAACTCGGGCGATCTTGATGCGGTGCCTGCCGAGTTGATGAAGTGGACCAAGGGCGGCGGCAAGGTGCTGCCTGGTCTGGTGCGCCGTCGCCAGGCGGCGGGCGCGTGGTGGACCGCACAGGATCAGGCGAATGATGAACAAGAGGACCGTGCAGAACCTGATGCTCCTGCAAAAAGAACTATGGTGGAGAGCAAGCAAGGTAACGCGGCGCTACTTACGGCAGGGCTCGGAAGCGTGGGCGTCGCTAAGGAGGTTGCAGCGCAGGCGAAGGATGCGTCTGACGTGGCGGATCAGTTCATGGGCCTACTCAGCAACACAAATTTCGTCATCATGGTGGCGATCATTGGTGCGGGCGCAGCCATTTGGTATTGGCGCAAGAAGAACATGGACGAACACGGTGTTTAGCCTGCTGTTCACGCCACTGGGGCGTTACGCCGCCATAGGTCTCATCATCCTGATGACGCTGACCGGCGTCTACTACAAGATCCGCAGGGATGCAGTGGCCGAGGTTGAGGCCGCTGCGACGGCGGACGTGCTACGGAGGACACGCAATGCGGTTGGCGCTTCTGATGCTCTTGACCTATCCCCTGACCGGGTGCGTGACCCTGACCAGCACCGTCGAGACTAACGGCGCGGTCTGCACCGTCTGGAAGGACGTGTCTTGGTCGTCCAAGGACACCACGGCGACCATCATCGAAGTCAAGCAGAACAACGCCCGCCGCGAAGGCTGGTGCGCTAAGTGAGCGCCATTACCTTGGGAAACTCGATGTCGCCGAGGATCTCCATGCGCTCGCGCGCCGCCCGCAGCATCGTGTAGCGTTGGTGCAGGCGCACCAGCACCGTGACGCGCTGTTCGCCTTTGCGTTCCTCGTCCAGTAGCCGCAGGACAGCGTCCTCGTCCAAATCGGGCAACGCCTTGTTGATCTCGCGCCAGTTCATGCTGTTAGTTCCTCAAGTGCTATGTCTGAGATCGCCCGCTTGTCCTGAAGCGCGATCCAGATCCGTTCGTCTATTGTTTTATTACAGATCAGCAGATAGCACCAGACATCCTTCGTCTGGCCGCTGCGGTGCAGCCGCCCCACCGTCTGCTCGAACAGCTCCAGTGACCACGGCATGGACAAGAAGATGATCTTGCAGCCGCCGAACTGGAGGTTGAGCCCGTGCCCCGCCGACTTGGGATGGATCAGCAGTAGCTCGATCTCGCCCGCGTTCCACCGCTTGATGGCGTTGAAATCGTCAATCGTCCGCGCCTGCGGATACCGGCGCTTCAACTCGGCCAGCTCTTCCTTGTAGTTGTAGACGATGATCGTGTTGGCGCGCTGGTTCTCGTTCAGGATTTCCTCGATCAATTCAAACTTGTGCGTAGAAATCCAGATAGCCTTTTGTTTCTGGAGAAATTTGCCGGGCTCAAGTGACGCTTCCGTTTTGTTGTCGTAGACAAACCCAGACGCCATCTGCTGGAGTTTGTTCGTCACAGCGGCGGCGTTCGCCGCGATGATTCGGTCGTCGCCGTATTCCAGCACCAGGTCGCGCTTCATTTTCTCGTAGGGCTTGCGGTCGGGCATGTCGCAGCGCATTTCCACAACATGTAGCTGCGGCAGTTTGTCGCTGTACTCGCCTGGGTCCAGCACGAAGGTCGCCGGGCGGATGGCGTCCATGACCTGTTCCAGCGCGCCCTTGCGCGGTTGCCAATCGCCAAAGTCGCGGTTGACGCACACGAAGTACTTCTGGAGGAACGCGCCCTTGGCGCGGCCCAACAGCGATTGGTCGATCACCTTGCATTGGCCGAACACGTCCTCAAGCCCATTGGATGTGAACGAGCCGGTCAGGCCCCACCGGAACGGGATCTTGTCAAGGTGCGCCAGCAGCGCCTTGAAACGCTTGCCGCTGGGGTTCTTGAGCCGCGTCAGCTCGTCGAAGACAATGCCGTCGAAGCCCGACAGATCCGGCAGCGATTGGATATTGTCGTAGTTGGTCACGACGATGGGCGCGGCGCTGTCAAACGCCGCTTGACGCTGCGCTGGCGTCCCGGTGGCGATAGCGATCTCGAAGTCTGGAGCCCATTTCGGTTGCTCGACCGGCCACACGTCCGTGCAGACGCGCTTGGGGGCCAGCACCAGCCAACGCTTGACGTGCCCCTCCGCGATCAGCTCGGTCATGGCCGTCAGCGTAATGGCCGTCTTGCCCGCGCCCACGGGCGCAAGGATCATCGCGCGGTCTCGTTCGAACAGGAAATCGGCGGCTTGTTCTTGGTAAGGGCGTAACATGAGGCCCATTCATCTACTCCTTCCGTTGACCACAAACAGATGTAGAGCTGCCCTAGCCGCTGCATGTCCGCAGCGAAGATCTTCTGGAGCGGGGCGAGCCGCCCGCCTTTCGTCTTGAGTTCCACGAACCACGTCTGACCGTCCGGCATACACGCGATCCGATCCGCCACCCCGCGCTGCGTAGGCGACTTGAACTTGTAGGTGACGCCGCCCAACGAATGAACGGCCCACACGAAATATCGTTCGATCTCGCTTTCTCTCATAAAAAAATGTATTGCATGTTCGTAAAAGAAAGTCTAGTGTCTGATTCGTCAACAGTCCACTGAGGTAATCTAATGGCCCAACATTCCAACATCGTCGGCGGGTCCACCGCCAAGCGCGTCATCAACTGTCCAGGCTCCGTGGCGCTCGTCGCCCAAATGCCGCCCAAGCCTTCCAGCGTCTACGCCGACACCGGCACCCTGCTTCACAACGTCATCGCTGACGTGTTGGACGGCAAGGCCACCGCGCAGGATTTCCTTGGCGCTGTCCATGCGGATGTGACGCTCGATCAGGATCTGATCGACCGCAAACTGATGCCCGCGCTGGCGGCGCTCAACGAGATCGACCCCGACAAGCAGATGGAATACGAGACCGAGGTCATCGTCGGGTTTGGCGATTTGCTGCCCGACGTGTTCGGGTCCGCCGACATCGTCGGGCGCATTGGCGACACGGCGTACATTGTTGATTGGAAGTTTGGCGACGGCGTCGCTGTCGATGTCGAGGAGAACCCGCAGCTTATGTTTTACGCCGCTGCGGCCATGCGGACCCCTGCCGCGCAGTGGGCGTTCGAAGGTGCAACCAAGGTCGAGCTGGTCATCGTGCAGCCGCCCTACGTCAAGCGTTGGGAGACGACGCCGCGCCGCATCCAACTGTTTGAGAAGGAGCTGATGCAGGCGGTGAAGCTTGCCCAGCGTCCTGACGCGCCGTTGGCGCAGGGCGAGTGGTGCCGCTGGTGCGCCGCCAAGGCGGTGTGCCCCATCATGACCGGCGCTGCTGATCGCGCGGTGGTTTCCGCGTTGAAGGGCGTCGATGTCGCCAGCGTGTCGGACCACCTCAAGATGGCGGACCAGTTGGAAGGCTGGATCAAGGAGGTGCGGGCGCTGGCGATGCAGACGCTGGAGGCTGGCCTGCCGGTGCCCGGCTACAAACTTGTCCCCAAGCGCGCGATGCGCCAGTGGATCGACGACGACAAGGCGCTTGAGGCGCTTGAGGCGCTCGGATGGCCCAAAAGAGAATTGGTGGAGACTACGGTTATTAGTCCGGCGAAAGCGGAAAAGCTGCTAAAGAAACAGAAGATTCCGTTGCCTGCTGACCTCGTGGTCGCCATCTCATCAGGTAACACACTGGCAACCGAGGATGATCCTCGCCCAGCGGTGTTGCAGATCGGCGTACAGTTGTCCGCCGCTCTTGGTAAACTCGTCTAAGGAGAACGGTAATGTCAAATCTTACAGTGTTCGGTGGTGCTAACCTTCCCTCCGTTTCGTCTCTTGCGTCTAGTCTGCGTTCGATCAGTGCAGGCGTTCCTGACGGCGCGGGTTCTGTCATCATCAAGATGGACAAGACCGGCCATTGGGTGTTTGGTGCAGACCAGACCGAGATCGAGGACGACTCGACTTGGGCCATCAATCCCTTCAGTTTCGTTCATGGCTTTATCGCTTGGGGCGAGGGTGAGGTTCTTGGCGAGAAGATGGTGCCGGTGTCGCAGCCGCTGCCTGAACTCGACGTTGCGCCGCCCGCCGCCAAGCGCGGTTGGGAAGTGCAGGTGGGTCTGTCCCTGAAGTGCATGTCCGGCGAGGACAAGGATCTGGAAGGCCGCTACACGGTCACGTCCGTGGGTGGTAAGAAGGCGGTGCAGCAGCTTGCGCTCGCCATCGCCGCCCAGGTCGATAAGGACCAGACCAAGCCGGTTCCCGTGGTGCGCCTGAAGAAGGAGCATTACGTTCACAAGTCCTACGGTAGGATCTATACTCCCGTCTTCGAAGTTATTGAGTGGGTCGGGATGGATGGTCCTACTACGGAACCCGAGGCGGCGGAAGCCGCGTCGGACGATGCTCCTGCTGATTCGCGTCGCCGTCGTCGCAGCGCGTAAGGAGGAGTGAAAGCGGGCGCCAGTGGTCCTCCCCCCGCTGGCGCCCGTGAGTATCTACAGCCCATGAAAACTCTCTGGCTTGATTTCGAGACGCGGAGCAAGTGCGACTTGCCTTCGCGGGGCGTGTACAACTACGCCCAAGACATCAGCACCGAAGTGCTCTGCATGTCCTACGCTTTCGATGACGACGAGGTGGTGACCTGGTTGCCCGGTCAGCCATTCCCCGCCGCTGTCGCCAATCACACCGGCCAGATCCGCGCGCACAACGCCGCGTTCGAGCGCCTAATCTTCTGGTTCGTGTTGTGCCCTGATCACAAGATCCCTGAGCCCAAGCTGGCGCAGTTCTACTGCACGGCAGCGCAAGCCCGCGCCAACTGCGCGCCCGGCTCGCTGGAAGACGTGGGGCGGTTCGCTGGCGCGTCCATGAAGAAGGACCACCGGGGATCGCAACTGATCCGCCTGTTGTCCGTCCCGCAGGCTGACGGGTTCTTCCGTCAAGATCCGACGCTCATGGACGAGATGATCCAGTACTGCGAACAGGATGTCCGTGCCATGCGCGCGATCAGCAAGGGTATGCGTGACCTGTCCGCTGACGAGCTGGCCGACTACCACGTCAACGAGCGCATCAACGACCGAGGCGTGCGCGTCGATGTCGCGCTATGCAACGCCGCAATCCGCTATGCGACCGAGGAACTGGACGAGATCCAGCAGATCGTGCGCGAGGTGACGGACGGCGCGATCACCAGCGTCCGCAGTCCCAAGATGCGCCAGTGGGTGCTGGACCGTGTTGGGCCGCAGGCGCTGGAGCTGATGACGATCTTCAAGGACGGCGAGGCCAAATATTCTATCGACAAATCCGTGCGCGGCAACCTTTTAATTCTTGCTGGAGAAAACGCTGATGAAGTGCCGCCTGATGTCGCTGAAGTCATACAATGTGCGGACGACCTATGGGCTTCGTCGGTCGCGAAGTTTCAACGCGCCGCCAATCTCGCTGATCGAGACGATGGACGAGTGCGCGGGGCGTTTGTCTTTTCTGGAGGTTCAGCTACGGGCCGTGCTTCGAGCTTTGGACTGCAAGTCCACAATTTCCCCCGCAAGTGCGCGAAGGAACCTGAACTAGTTCGCGCTGCGATGACGCAGGGGGGCGAGATCGTCCCGCAGTACGGCAAGCGCGTCACAGACGTGCTGAAGCAGATGCTGCGCCCGGCGCTGCTGGCCGAGCCCGGCAACGCGCTGGTGGTGGCCGATTGGTCCTCCATCGAGGCGCGCGTCAACCCGTGGCTGTCTGGCCGGGGCGACGACAAGTTGGACATCTTCCGCAACGGCGGCGACGTTTACAAGGTGAACGCATCCGCGACCTTCCGTGTGCCTGTCGCCGAGGTGACGGGCGACCAGCGCCAGGTCGGCAAGGTGCAAGAACTTGCCTGCGGCTTCGCTGGCGGCGTGGGCGCGTTCGCTGCGATGGGCCGGATCTACGGCCTGCTGCTGCCTGAGCCCGAGGCCAAGCGCATGGTGGACGGGTGGCGCAGGGCCAATCCGTGGGCCATGCCCTTCTGGGAAAGTCTGGAACGGTGCTACACCGCCGCCATGCGCCACAAGGGCAAAGAGTTTACCGCCGGGCGCATAACGTACCTATTCGATGGCGTCCACCTCTGGTACGCTCTGCCGTCTGGGCGCATCCTTTGCTACCCATACGCTCGATTGGAGGAAGGCGGCGTCACCTACGCCAAGGCGGCATGGAAGCCCGCTGCTGACGCCAAGGAGTGGCCCCGCGCCCGCTTGTGGCGTGGTCTGGCCTGCGAGAACGTTACGCAGGCGACGGCCAACGACATCCTGCGCTACGCTCTTCGTTCGCTCGATGCAGAGGGGTTTGAACCCGTGCTGCACGTCCACGATGAGATCGTGCTGGAGACCGCAGATCCCATAGCAGCCGAGGAGGCCATGCAGCGCGTCATGTGTACGCCGCCCGCATGGGCCGCAGGTCTGCCGCTGGGGATCGAGACGAGTATGATGACACGCTACGGGAAGGGGTAGGACATGGACGACCAACAAGAATTTATTGACTATATTGTAGGGCTCGCGCCTGACGAAGAGACGGCGCTGCTTGTGTTGCAGCGTCCAGTGGTCCGCAACGGGGTCCACATCACGTATCCGGACGGGGAATTGGCCTATACGTTTCCGTCATTTATGCCTGATCATCCGCGCAAAGATGGTCAATCGTGGTACATGAACACCGGCTGCTACATCCCCGAACGGTTCAACAACGGGCGCCCTAGCGCCAGCATTGCCAACTGCACACACGTCCTCGCCATGATGCTGGACGATGTCGGCACCAAATCGAAGGTGCCGGATCTGCCTCCGACGTGGGTCATGGAGACCAGCGAAGGTTCGTTTCAGTGGGGTTACGCTTTCGATCTGGATCACCAGCCTACTACGGGGGAGTTCAGCGCCGCCATCAAGGCCATCGCTATGGCGGGTTACACGGACCCCGGCGCGATCAATCCGGTACGTAACTTCCGCATTCCCGGTTCAGTTAACATTAAACCTGGCCGCAACTCTTGGCGTGCCAAGCGGATCGAGTGGCACCCCAAACGCGTGTTCTCGCTGCCGCAGATCTGTGAGGCGCTTGGCGTAACGCCCGACGAGGCGGACACGGCTGTAGGCATCTCGTTTAACCTGAAGGACACCGGCTCTGACAGCGTCCTCCAGTGGCTCAACGACAAGGGTTTGGTGTTGAGCCCTCCCAACGGCGCAGGTTGGCTGGACGTGGTCTGCCCGAATCACGCGCAGCACACGGACGGCCAATCCGCCGCCCGCTATAAACCGCTCGACCGCTCGTTTTGCTGCTACCACGGGCACTGTCAGGATCTGGACAGCCAAACCTATCTTGCGTGGGTCGCCGAAAACGGCGGTCCCAAGGTATCGCATGGCTTGCGCGACGAGTTGCTGGCGCAGCATATGCAAGCGGCGATGTCCAAGCTGTCGCCTACCAAGGCGTTCCCTGACGAGGCCGCGCGCGTCATCGCCGAGGTGGAGCGCAAGGAGGTCGGGCGCGTTGACAAAGCAAGTTGGTACGAGCGGTTCGCCTACATCGTAGAGGACGACGCCTACTTCGACATGGACGCCCGCACCGAGATCAGCCGGGGCAGCTTCAACGCCATCTTCCGTCACGTCAATTGCAAGTCCATTCACGTCACCGGCAAGACCGCGCGGCGCATCGAGGCCAGCGTCTGCTATGACGAGAACCGCAGCGCCGCCAACGCCCGCCTGCTGCGCGGCATCACCTACGCCGCTGGCGACGGGGTGCTGGTGTCGCGCGACGGCGACGTGTACGGCAACCGCTGGCGCGACGCCCGGCCCAGCTTGGATGGCGTCGCATCCGGCGACGTGTCCCGGTGGCTGGACCACTGCCGGGTGCTGGTGCCGGAGGAGGCCGAGCTAAACCATTGCCTCGACGTGATGGCGTTCAAGCTCCAGAACCCGCGCGTCAAGATCAACCACGCGGTGCTGCACGGCGGCGACGAGGGGTCCGGCAAGGACACCATGTGGGCTCCTTTCATCTGGGCGGTCTGCGGGCCAGGTCTCAAAAACCGGGGCTTGGTGGACAACGATGGGCTCACCTCGCAGTGGGGGTACGCGCTGGAGTCGGAAATTCTGATCTTGAACGAGTTGAAGGAACCCGACGCCAAGGAGCGCCGCACCCTCGCCAACAAGTTGAAACCTATCATCGCCGCGCCGCCGGAGACGCTGCCGATCAACCGCAAGGGCCTGCACCCTTATGATATGGTCAACCGCATGATGGTGCTGGCGTTCACGAACGACCCCGTCCCAATTTCGATCAGCAGTGGCGACCGCCGTTGGTTCTGCATCTGGAGCGCCGCCGGTCGTATGCCTGCCGACGAGGCGCAGGCGATGTGGACTTGGTATCGTAACGGTGGGTTCGAGACCATCGCCCGATGGCTGGCTGATCGCGACGTGTCCAAGTTCAACCCGTCTGCGCCGCCCATGTGGACGGAATTTAAAGAAAACCTGATCGAGAACGGCATGAGCATCGCCGAGAGTTATATCGTGGACCAGATCCGCGCCAAGACCGGAGAGTTCGCCAAGGGTGTCGTCGCCACGCCATTCTTCAAGTTGTGCCAGTTCCTAACGGTCAACGCGCCTAACGGCGTCAAGATCCCGCAGGCGGCGCTGCTCCATGCCCTCAAGGAGGCCGGGTGGGTGGATATGGGGCGGATTGGGTCGTTTGAGCATTCCAGCAAGCGCCACATCTACGCCGCGCCTGATCTGGCGCGGTCGCAGACCAAGAGCTATCTGCGGAACCTATTGGAACCCGCCAGCGCCGACAACAAGGTGATCGACTTCCCTGGCCGCACAGCCTGACACGAAAGACCCCCGGTTGCGTGAGCGACCGGGGGCAAGTGGGCGTGTCGAACAAACACTAGGACTAGGCCGTCAGACGCCTGTCTGACGCGCCGGGGCGGGTGCCCCGACGATCCGGCTCATCACCGGATAGGTTTTGCGGCAAGCGCCGCATGTTCATCATCTTCGCGCAGCGCATGTGTCGCAGCGGCCCACGCGTCTTCGATCTCGCGTGGGGGCAGATCCTCAATCACGCGCAGGTTAGCACGTAGGTTTTCAATGCGATACTCCAGCGTCTCCACGGTGTCGTTGATGGCGCAGGCGGTTGCGCGGTCGTCAACGCCCAACAAGCACAGCAGATCCTCAATCTCGCGTTCCATCTCGTCATGAAACGTCTGTTTCTTGCGGCCCTCGCAGTAATACGCCAGCAGCGCCGCCTCATGGATCGCCTTGGCGGCGATCTGAATCTTCACGTATGCGACTTCGTCATGCTCGTTAATGCCAATCTTAAACATGTCAGACTCCCCTTGTTGACGGTGGACCATCGCACGTCAGCGCGATGGTGTAAAGGATTATTCTGCATCCAGTGCTTTGCGGGCAAGCTGTCTAACATCAAAAAGTTTTTGACGCGCCCACGTCAGTTTAGTGTCAACTGGGAGTTTGCCTTCAGTGTCGCAATCGGTAATGTTTGCCAATATCCGCAGCGCCGCCTGTAGTTCTTCAATACGGTGAAAGCAGTGATGTAACTCCGCGTCCAGCTTCTCGATACGGTCGGCGGCTTCCAAACAAAGGGGATCGTCCCAATAGTTGCCCTCATCACTGCAAACGCTTTTCTCGCGCAGCCGCGTCACAAGATCATCGCGCATTTATTTTCCTTCCCATTGTCGGGTTGTTGCGCCCGCGCACGTCGGTGTTAGGCCAGACCCAGATCTCGCCCGTGTCGTCCTGGATGCAAACCCATAACAGATGGTGTTCGTCACCGTTGTCGATCAGGAAGTGCGCCAGCGCCCGCCCCAGTGGCGTGGTGAGGGGCATGGTCGGATTTAGCTGCAAGATCATCCCCGGCCCTCCGTCAGGAACGCTGGCGCGTCCAGTGGCTCGTCGTCGGGCCTGTCAGGCATGGTCGCGCGGGGCATCGCCACCTCGCGGGTGACGGG